CGGTATCACGAGTCTCAAGAGGCTATCGGGATACATCGACCCTGCTTCATAGCGTCTATCAACTCCATTTTCTGCATGGTAGTTCTGCCCCTCGGCCCCCATCTTGTTGTAAGCAACCAACGCCATTTCCACCACCACACTCCGGTACTGCGGTTCCACCACAGCCTCCAAGGTAGGGGTGTACTGACGAATGTCGTTCACCACATCAATGGCAGTCTGCAAGTGGTCACTGAGCACGGCATCTTCCACCGTCCCACTGAACCGCAATCTGACTTTCAGCCTCGCCAACAGTTCATCCATTATGCCACATCCCATTTGGCATACAGTGTCATTGCTCCCTCAACCTTGGCGGAAGAGAAAACCACGGCATCCGTATACGCTTCATCATAGTACCATCCACCAAAAGTGAATCCGGTCAATGTCGGCTCTGCTGGTTCGCTTACCAAACCACCATACTTGATGGTCTGACTTGCAACTGCCGAACCGCCATCTGTGTCGAATGCAACCACATACTCGGCATCCTCCATAAGGATTGAGCTTGTAGGCACAATCGACACGGTTCCGGTAATGGGAGCATCCACATCCACAGATTCATTGAACGCCTTGGCTACCTCGCCAGTGAAATACATCCTCTTCCCAAGGGGAAGGGGGAACTCCACCGCCCACTCAAGGGTGTTTACCCCTTGAGCAGTAATGGCATTATCGACAGCATCGATAACTTCATCGGTGAAGATGCAGGGGAAATCGAGATTCCCTCCCACATCCACAAGACCCTTGATATATCGGTGCATCGAATCATTCAGTGTGGTACGCTGATGAGTGGAAGGAGAGGCACCGAGAGCTGGAATACCAGTCAAATCGGGCAGAAAGGTGTAGGCTTTCGGACTGGTACCGGAAACCATGTAACCCAATCTAATTCCCTTTGAAATCTGTGCCATTATTTACTCCTTAACTCCACTTGGCATAGAGAGTTATGTCTAATGTCACCGGAGTGGCAAAGTCATAAGCCTCAAGGAATGTAGTATCATCGGTGTACCAACCACCAAAGATAAACCCATCGAATGTGGGGTCTGCTGGTTCGGTTGCGGTATCACCTTCCAATATAATCTGTGCATCTACCAACGAACCTCCGTTGGTGTCGAACTTCACTCTTACATACCCATCAGCCAACGCATTGGCCATTGCGGTGCGAGAACCGACTACGGTCATTGCAGAACCTGCAACGCCTGTGATTCTCGCATCGACATTGGGAACAAGGAAGAACTGCGACTGCGAGACGTCAACTGTCTTTCTCAGTTCGGTCTCGCTCTTTCGCATTGGTTCCAAGGTATAGGTGGGTTCGGCATCTTCGGATACTGCAACAATGCGATAGATAAGTCCATCGTATGCTACATAATCTCCAAATTTAGCCATCTGTTATCCCCCTTACGCTACGTTGGTGATGAACGCCACGAGCGGAATGTTCTTGGTGTCGTACTTCATGCTCCACATTGCAGGAGTTGCGAACTCTGCGTTGGTGGGGGACTCAGTTCCGACACTTTCGGTATCAAAGGAGAAACCGTAAGGGTGAAGCAGTCTGCCCCACTTGCTGTACAGCTTCTGCACACCGCCAGTGGTCTCGGGGTCGTAATCCACGTAGTTTGGAGTGTCAATCCGAACAGGGGCGGTTACGAACAATCCGGTACCAAGCAGGTAAGTGTGATACTCGACCTTTCCGCTGGTTGCATTGGCTACTGCGGTTGCGGTGTCATCGATGATGACGGGCTTGCCAAGGAAATACTTGACAAACGGGTTCTCACTCTGCTTGCCATCCTTGATTGCCACATCAGTGGCGAATCCCTGCCGAACGAGGTCGGTGTAAACCGCACTGTGCATAAACCATACTTGGAACTCTTCCATATGGTCTCCGAGAGCTTCCTGCATTGCTACAATGGCAGTATCGGGGGTCAGACGGTTTGCGTCCTCAACGGTTCCGGCTCCCTCAAGCGCAATGTCATTGACATGGCTTGCGAAATCGGCGACTCCCTCAAGACCCTTGAGAATGGAAAGCAGAGCCTTCTGGTTCTCCTTGGCTTGGTAAGCACCGACAGAGCGTGCAACATTGGCGAGGTCGTTTGCTCCGGTAAGCTCATGGGTGAAGTCCTGCTCCCTCCATGCCTTCATCCTACGATAAGCCATGGCGGTCATGCTGGAACCACTGAGGGTTACAGGGGTGTTGTCGGTGTTGCCATCGTAGTTCAGAGCATCCCCATCGAAGGGCTGGTAGAAACGAATGGTGACAACGTTGTTCTCGTTTGCGAGTGAATTGGCGACACGAGCGTCAGCAGGGCGGACTACGCCACTGTTGATAAGCTGTGGATTGATAGGGTCTCTCTCAGAGATATACCCAGTAAAAACCTCGGGGTCAAAGGAAAAACCGCCGAAAAGTCCAGTTCTTGCCATAATGAAAATCTCCTATTAAATCTTGGTTCGCAACTTTTCCATTTCAGCCTTGTACTTGGCGGGGTCTGCTTCCTTGAGCTTCATCCGCTCCTCAAATCCCATGTCCTTGAAGTCCTTGGTTTCAGTAGTCTGAATCTTTGGTTTCGGTGTGTTCTGGAGAGCCTTGCGGGTGTTGCGTTCCTGCTCTTTCTCCAATGCCTTCTTGACCACTCCGGCAAATTTCTCAACTCTTGCCAATGTGGCTTCCTTGTCATCAGTGACGACCAGTTCAAGAATCTCGGAGAGTTCCTCCCCTGTGATACCGCTGTCAACCAATTTCTCACGAGCGAGGGCACGGTTCTCGATGGTAAGAGCTTCCTTCATCCTGCGTTCCACTTTCTGTTCCGCTGTGAGGGTTGCCTCTGCTTCGAGTTCTTCCTGCAAGGTCTTGCGGATGTCGGGGTCTTTCAAAGCATCACGCTTCGCCTTTTCCCGAGCTGTCATGCTCGCCTTGCCACGTTCCCTGTCGATGAACTTCTGAATCTCCGGACTCAAGTCCTCGAACTTGATTTCTTCCGTACTCTGATTTGGTTCTGTTGCTTGAGTGTCACCAGTCTCGATGACCTCTTCCGCTTGTTTGTTTACATCTTCCGGCATATGTCCTCCTCGGTTCGCCTCCGTCTCCCTTATAGGTCTACGTATCGCCCCGTTCTATGCTACTTCGTATTATATACGATTATCGAACAAATGTCAATATAAACACTATTAATTTATCTGTCAACTTTCTGTTTCAGTGACTCGTCCTCGGGATTGGTCAATTTCTCGTCTCCGTCCTTGACCCGACTGTACATCACTTCGGTTGAATGCTCCTTGGTCTCCCAATACTTTTCACCCCGCTTCACGAGGTCATCGGGTTCACTAGTGATACCCACGATGGAGAGCACGTCAACAGGGTCAAGGGTCTGTGTACCATGCAGGATTGCGATGGCGTTTGCCTTGTTCAGTACGTTGTCGGTCATGTTTCTGGTGAACTTGATGTCAACATTGCGTGTTGCAAGTCCCTTGAGCAATCCATCACTGATTTGGCACAGCTTCACGATGAGCTTGAGAGTATTCCTCTCAGCACGCTTGAAGAACGTCTCCTTGGTTCGGGCCACGACCTCAAGGTCTTGGTAGCCGTCTCTGAGATACACACTGTCTCCCGTGTCCCCTCCACCACCGGAGCGGTTATCCCTGCTTGGGATACCAACCACGAGTCTGAGCTGTTCCATAAGGAACGAACGAAGCTGGTCGGTGGTTCCACCGTCAAGCATGGGTGCGAGATACTTCAACTCAGCAGGAAGCTCCTTGCTGGATATGATGGATGCCATCTTGTCGTTCTTGATACTCTCCTTGGCGGTGCTGTCAAGCTCACAGTTGATGGCGACAAGGATTGAGTTGACTGTCTGCTCCAATTCATTGACGCTGTCCGAACCAACGATGTTGATGGAATCGAGCAGGGTCTTGACCATTTCCCAATCCCCGATACGGAATGCGTTGTTCGGATATTCTACAATGGGAACCTCACCAAGGGCGTTCTCCGTCACCTCGACCAAGTCCTCTGCACGAAGGTCTCCAAAGGCAAGACCACGTGTCTCATACCGATAAATCTCATCCGGTGTGTACACAAGATACACGTGCTTTCCGGTACCGTCCTGTGTCGGGGCAATCTCATAGAACGTGCAAGCCATGACAGGGGCATGTCCTATCTCACTCGAATACACCACGAACGTGGTTACAGGGTCAAGGGTGACGATGCTGAACGGAATGTCATCCTCCACACCATAAGCATCCATGAACACCCCACGATAGGATGTTCCACAAACGGAGGCATAGGTTGCCAACTCTTGGTCGGAAGTGAACTTATCCTCTGCCTCGACCATGCTGTTGAGGTCTGCCACTGTCTTCTGTGCCTCAACTGTGCGATGAACATAACGAATCGGCTTACCAAAAGTGTACCCCACGATGTCACGGGTGATAGCCATGGCATGGTTGAACACCACCCTGTTGTCCACATCGGGTCTCACGACCTTCTCCCTGTCGAGAATATCTTGTCGTCCCTTGTAATAATTGATGAGGTATTCTATCTCAATACCATTCTGCATGTGGTCTCCCCACACGTTCTTGATTACCGTAGGTACCGTGGTACCATCCAAGAGGGGAGCTGTACTGTTCGGCTTCCGCATCTTCTCCGGCAAATACTCAGTGAACAACTGTCGTCTGCCTGTATAGACATGGGTTGTTATCGACATGTATCTCCCCCTTACTTATGTTCAATACAATGCTCGAGCAGATTGACTTTTTTTTCCAAAGCATACGTCCGTTCGATTAGGTTGTTGTGTGCCATGACCTTATCTTCCAATGTTTTCATCCGCATCTGTAATTTCACAACTTCCACGTTCGAGACATATTTTGCACTGATGATTGTCCCCAACAATGCAAATCCAGCAACTATCAGTGTTTCTATGATTGTTGAATCCACTGTTTCACCCCTTATAACCCGACAGAACGCCTGTCGGAGAACTTGACTGCCTGTACTGTGTACTTCCTCATCATGCTCGCCAATCCAGCACATGAATCGGGAGCATCATCATGCTTGCTCTTCCCCGTCTGCACGAAGGACAGCAACTGCCCCATGAACACCCCATAGTATTCCTCACTGCTGTAGAGCGACTGGTCACGGAAGTACCACTCCTTCACGGCAGGGGCATGTTGGATGATACGGCTCAGCTTGCCACTCTTCCCCGGCGCACGAAGGGCAAGGATATTGCAATGTATGCCATCGTCCTTGAGCATCTTCGATATGTCCCTCGAGTAGAAGTCACCACCGTTGTTCGCCTCGAACACCACCCGCTTGATTCCATGACGCTTGATATACCCCGCCACAATAGGCTCGGTGACACTGTATCCTCCCTTGAGGAACACACAGTCCACAATATACACATCATCACCCCACTGGTACGCTATCGGCATACTGAGGAAGTCATCACCACCGAAGGCAACGTCCACGAAGGCGAATATGTCGTCCGGTGGGTCTTTCGGTATCTCCAAGAACCGCTCAAGCTCAGTAAAAAGCAATCCGTCCCTCTCGATGGGGTTCTGCTGGTACACACATTCCCATGTCACAGGGTCGGTCATGCTCTTGAGGTTGGCATAGTGCTTGGTACTGTACCCCACCCCGTAATCATAATCGAAATTGCTGTGACCGAACTCATCCACAGCGGAAAGTGTCATGAATTTCGCCCGTTCGTCACCCTCGTACTTTGCCTCAATCCTTCCCAGCGGGTCATGGATAGACCATCGTGTACCGATGATGAGCATGGGTACGTTGTCCTTCTTACGCTGGAGCATGTCCGATGAGACCTTCTCCCACAACGTATCAAGGCGGTTGATGTTCCTCGCTTCCTCAATACCACTCACGAGGTCGTCCAAGTACAGGAGGTCGCTTGCCTCCGTTGCACCTGTGACCGAACCATCGATGGAGCGGAACGTCAGCGTCCTGTATCTGCGTCTCTCGCCCAAATCGAGAGTGAGGTTCTTCGCACTCGTGGAAATGAGCGGTGAGGACGGGAAAATGTCCAAGAATCGGTACTCCGGTGAGTTGATGAACTCAAGACACCCATCATAGAACGAGTTTACGAGGGCGGACGAGTAGCCCGCACTCAATATTGCCTTGTTCGGGTTCCTCCCACCCCTCCAAAGGAGGTACAGAAGGCTCAGCGTGGTCTTTCCCACACGAGGTGGCATGGAAACCGCCAGCACGTCAAGCTCGCCGTCCGCCAGCCTCTGCATTTCGTGTACCACCGGACTCAGACGCTCCTTTCTCGGCCCATGGAACCGCTTCTCCGGGGGTCTGTCCCACTCCATCGCCACAAGGAAGCACTCGAAGTCCTCCCTTGCGCAGTAGGTATATGCATCCCGAAGGATGATGAGGAGCTGTTTCCTTGCCTCCACGTCCTGTTCCTTGCGGATGAGGGACGGGCGTATCTCTTCTATGATGGTCTTGTTGGTCTTGTGGGCGTTCACGAAGTCTTGGCTCGTGTGGTAGAGGTTCGCCAGCACCTTGTACTTCTCCGCCTTGAGCATGAGAGGCATCTTCTTCCTGTTGCGTGCGGTGAGCTGGCTCTTGAGCTTCTTAATCCGCTCTAAGGTCGCATCAGCCATATCTCCTCCAAGCCAATCTCATCATCGATTATACCGCACGTCACTCCACGCTCGCTCCCCACGAACCCCTTGTGGAGGCTCCACTCATCGGGCAGTGCCATTGCCCTGCAACGGACGAGCGTCACACCGTTCTTCTCGGCGAGGCTCAACTGATGGAGGTGTCCCAAGAACCAATACCGGAACGTTGACTCCCCCCACAACCGTGGGTTCTCCATCTGCATGACCGTGGGAAGGTCTGCCTCCTTGTCCCCATGGGACAGCCCGATTGCCGTGGTTCCCCACTGCCTGTATTTCCTCGGGGAGGGGTCGGTGTCCACCGTGACCCGCTCGTCCCCCCTGTATCTCTCTTCCAATGCCTTCGCTATCGCATAACTGAGCACCATGTCGTGGTTGCCTTCCGAGTATATCACCTCGACCTCGGCCACTCCTGCCAGTGCTTCCACCACCCTGCTCATCAGTGCCAGCCCGCCAGCGAGCATTTCGTGCCACGCCATCGAGTTGTCCTGCGGTGTGCCCTTGGTTGTCGTGCCCTGCGGGTTGTCCGAGTTGAGGAAATCCTGCCCGATGGTGACGAACACCTTGTCCACCCCTTTCTCGTCCAGCTTGTCCACCAGTGCCTCGATTACCGTCATCACATCCTCGGCAACATCATGGGTCTCCCCAACCAGCGTCCTTCGCCCATAGTGCACATCGTACAGTGCCACCACCGCACAGCGGTCGAACACCCTGCTCTTCCACCGATGCCCGATGCTCACCTTGTCAAGGCGCTTGAGCATACCACCCATGACCTCGGCGAGCATGTCCTCCTGCAACTGCGGTACCTCACGTGCCACCACCTTGATACGGCTCGACCATTTCTCCCCCCGCTTGGTGCAGGTGGACTCGATTACCCTCCAGTATGCAGGGTCGTACCCATGGTACCGCAAGAGGGCGTCATTATCGAAATCGGTGGGGTTCTGTTGTGTCTCAGCCACCTCGCTGGTGGCAGTACCGTCTTTGTTGGAACGCATGAACCTGCGCTCGGGTTGCCTGCGCTTCTTCCATATGGCACGTGCCCTCTCACCCACCAGATATGGCTCCTCCCCATCCTGTGCGAAGAACATCCCGATTTCACGCCACGAGAGACCCTTGTCCCTCAACTCAGTTATCTGCTCCAGCGTCATTTCCATCCATCACTCCTCGATGGTTATTATATACGAATTGACGTAAAATGTCAAGAACCTACATTGACATTTCCACTGAAAGTGTATATAATACGAGATGAGCATGGATGTGAGACTATTCTGCCCCTGTGTCCGTGTTCACCCTCCTCCATTTGTGTCAACAGCGGGACATCTCACACGGCACACCTCCTTCTCCCATATCCCCTCTAGGTATGGGAGTTTTCATTTAGGGCTTGACACATGGTTGGTGTATGTGATATAGTATATCCATGAACGAATACGAGATAAGCCTGCACATCAACGACAAGAAGTACATCGATAGCCTCGTGGTCTCCCTTGTGAGGCAGGGATACGAGGTCTATTACAACGATGAGGAAGAGGTTGTCTGCTTCAAGACGTATGATGATGATGAGGTCAAGAAGATTGCGAAATGAGAAGCGCACCGTATCTTTTCGGAGAACGGCGGGAGTGGCCCACCATAGAAGGGCTTGAGTTACGAAAGGTGGTGGGGAGTTGCCCAGCTTCTCCCCGACCATTTGCCAGCATGGCCCAACGGTAAGGCAACAGTCCAGTAAACTGTTTGATGTGGGTTCGACTCCTACTGCTGGCTCATCGCTGGAAGTCAAGGTGACGACACGGTCTCATAAGCCGTGGATGGGGGTTCGATTCCCCCTCCAGCCAATACAGTCATATACCGTGAATTACAGACTTTGGTTCGAATCCAGAAGGTCACTCCGAGAGGCAGGGGCAGTAGTTTAGAGGCATAGAACGGTAAGGTATATGACTATCGGGGATAAATTGGTTTCGATTGGCGTCAAGTCCTGCAAGGGAAGTGCCAAGAGATGGGTTCGACTCCCATTATCTCCAACTAAAATGCGAAAGTCTTGTTCTTATTTGTGGTTTTTTGCCACTTTTGGCAAGAAATGGGGTCTTAAAAACGCAAAACTGGAGTTTTATATGATTTTACCATTCAGTACAGACGAGTGGGATTTCGAGTCCCTCACCCACCGCAGGAGCATGGCGGACTGGCGGAGGGCATGGTGAGGCTGAGTGGTATACAAGTTACAGGGCGGGGATACCGCATGGTAATGGGGAGAGTCTCTTAGGAGGCTCTTTTTTGTGTATCCTAGGAGGATAATATGCAGGTGTATGTAGTAGAGGCTTACGATATGGATGGCGAGGGGAGTCATGTCGAGGGGGTGTTCAGCTCGCTCGGGAAGGCTGAGGAGTATGTGCGGGGTATGTACCTTGAATCACCGGATGAATATGCCATCACCGAGACCGAGCTTGACAAGGGGTACTTCTTTGTTGCCGGTATGGGATGGAGAGGCAAGTATCTGATGAGGAAGGCTGTTACATGAATTGGGTGGGGTTTGTGAAATTAATGAGATTTTTTATATTTCTTCGCTGGTTGGAAAACTGCTCTTTCCAGAGACATGCCGGAATAAATTCTTGAGGATATGATTGTTCTTGGCACACCGCTGATTTCGCTCCATTCGTTAATCGTATGTGTTTCTCCTGCAATAGTATATGTTTTCGATACTGATTTTTCAAAACACTTATCAAGCGGATATCCTTTCTTAATGCGATGCGCAATAACTTCTGGTATCATGTTATATTCTCTACCCCAATCTGCTAAAGATTGAGTTTTACCTTTATATGTAATGAGTCTTGGAAATCTTTCCCTTTTTCCAAACATTCTCTCAACTGGCCATTTTTTATAATATCTATAACTTAGTGTACCCAAAGATAGTTTAGTGATGTCCGCCCACTCTTTCAAATTGTGCGTTTCCCCCTTATATGTAATAAGTACTGTGTTAGACTTATTCATATTTTGCTCGGCCATTGAAACAAACCGACAATTATCCGGTGTATAATTTCCATCATTGTCTATCCTATCTAATGTTAGTTTATTATTGTAACCGTGAGACAAGGCCCACTCAATGAAGACATCCGAGTCATACCACTCGTCACAAACTTTGATACCACGACCACCATATCGAGCGTAATGTTTATTTTTAGGGTCGTCACATCTACGTTTCATGTTGAGCCAAATACTATAAATTCGAGTGTTATATTTTGCCATAATTTCTCCTATGATAATAGTATAGGAGAACGGATGTACTTTGTCAAGTAGCTTAAAAAAAATAAAGTCAAAATTTCTCTGTGGACCACTCGGGCCATCGACAGCGGTCGGTCGGACACACGAAATAGGGGTACCCCACCCATATAAAACCGATATAACTATCATACGTATCATAATGACACACTTAATTAATAGCAAATCACTAGGTTATATAACCTAAAAGGCTATTATTCCAGTAGGATATACCACCAATGCAATCCATACAATATCCGTTGGATTACTAGGATATAAGACTTTGATAAATCCCACTCGGATAGTAGGATATAACCACCAGTGACAACCTAGTGATTTATACCATGCCAGCCCGATACCATACAAGCTCATATAGCTACCACAACGGCTCTATAATCAACGCAACCTATAAAGTAGTATCCATACATTACTTGTATCAATAGCGTAGCATATGGACACAATAAAGCTCCCCAGTGAAGGGGAGCTGTTTACATCACTCTTTTACAAGTAAAGCAAGTATTACTATTATTGTTAATATTATGTTGCCCACTATAGAGCCTCCTGCTTTGTTATCCATCGTTTAGCACCTATGACAGTGTTACACGTTACTGTCACGTATCTATAAGTAGCCGTGACTTCACAATTGCCCGTTGTACGATTACTAGCAGTGTGTATGTATCCGTTGCGATAACGGACTGTCAGAAAACTATCTTTCATTCTCTTTATCTTCCTCTGGTAGGACACCTTCGTCCACTAGGTGTTTATAAAAACCTTCGTCAAGTAGTTGCAAGCCATGGTACTGTATAAATAAAATATATACTTGCTCCCCGGTCAGCTCGCATAGAGCGTTCTCCATGGTTTCAATACGTGTAAAATAATCCATGCTATACCTCCTAATATAGATACGTATATACAGAGCAATCACCTTTCGGCAATCCGCTTTCAGTAGGATACGTTGGATAGGCAAAACCATCCGACACACAGTCGACAATATCAATTTTTGTGCCTACTCTCCGCTCGACTTGCTCGACTGCTTTATCCGCAAGGGCTATCAAATTATCGGTTAAACCGCTTGCATCACGATTGACCAAATAGCTTGCTAAAAAACTGTATGTTGTAAAAATGCCTCTTTTACTCATTGTCAAACCTCCTTATCTTCCCACGGCAACGAAACACCTTCGTTTTCCTTTATCCACCTATCGATATGTTTCTGCACATCTTGTACAGAGTAGTCTCCATTATCCAACGCTTCACGCTCTATACCCATATAGATTGTACGGTGTGAATAGCTACGCATGATATAATCCTTAAGCTCTTGTGGATAGTCTTCCCAATGTTTATACACCTTATCTTTCCATATAGGTACATAGGTTAACTTATCTGTCTCCATCTTATAGTTAAACCACAAGATAGCAGATAAAGTGGACTGTTCACGCTTAGTCTGTCTCTTGTACTCAATGCTATTGACTAGTCTGTCACGATAGTATCGATATACTTCACTCTTGCGATACGCAAACTTCTCCATGTTTAACAAGTGGATAGTCTGACGTACCATGTTCTCACACTCCACATAGCTCCGATACTGTGTGTCTGTCATCTTATTACCTCCAGAAAAAACCTAAAAAGGAATACAAGCGGGTTTTCACACCCGCTAGCCAAAAACCTATCCAACGATCGCATTTCACGTTCGAACTGGTTCATCATGCCATACCTCATAGTCAATGCCTCCCCTCCCACTTTTTAATTCGAGCCACAATCCGAGCCTGCAAAGCCAAAGCCTGCACATACGTGGAACACATATCCCACAATGCAACCGTACCCGGAACATTGTCCATAGCCTCATCGATACCATCAGCCACCAAAACATCACAAGACACACCAGAACCATCCAACCGATACAAAGTGCGAACAAAAAACTTTTCCATTTTCAGTACCTCCGTTGCTTTATAGCTTAAATATAAGATACACCCAACGGGATAGCCTGTCAACACCTTTTACAACTTTTTGTGCTTAAAACATGGCATGAAACTTGCATAGGTGTATTACTTCACTAGTACACTCATTAAGTAGTTGGCATGAAACTTGCATAGGTGTATTACCTCCTTAGTACACTGGTACACTGGTACACTTAAAACTTGGCATGAAACTTGCAGGGATCAACTTGGCATGAAACTTGCATAGTAATACCACCAATCCACTAGGATATAAATTCTTACAACTCCCATTAACTTACTAGGATATAAAGTCTTATAAAGCCCATGGACTTACTAGGGTATAAAGTCTTATAAATCCCATACCTTTACTAGGCTTTTATCTAATATACTAATGTACTAATATATCAGCCACGTGTTTTACAGATTCCAGGCAAGTGTCAAGAACCGCTCCCCCCCTCTCCCCCCCTATATATGCGCCCGGGTCCTAGTAGTATATATGCGCCCGAATCCTTGTAGCCTGCGAGTCCTTGTAT